CTGCAAGTGTACCACCGTCATACCGGCAGCACCTCCCAACACCAGCTGAGCCAGATATGGCTTATCCTTTAATACCAGCGTGGTGATGTTCACAGGCAGATGCAACACTTGCAGACATTCTGTCTCAGGAAGGTTAATCTCCGTCAAAGCGGCGCAACCGTCCAGCAGCAGCGTCTTTAATGAAGGTGCCCAAGTAAAGTCGCCGTCGGCAAAGGCAACGCAGTTGCGCAGGTCTATCACCTCACAGTCTGGGAATATGGGGTCGCTCTGGGCGTGGATGCTTCGCAGTACAGGATTCTCGAATCCTTCGGCATCGTCACCGAACTTCAGTGTCTTCAGTCCCGTAGCATCACCCCAGCTGTTCATAGCAGCGATGTATAGCTTCGACAGGTCGGCAATATCCTCAAAGAACTTCTGACCATGTATTCTTGTACGAGCACCGTCGTCACTTGCTACACCGCTCACGCCCAGCGTGATGTCGTAATACTGCGTAGGATCAGCAGCATATATGAGTGACGGGCTGGCAGTGGAACCAACAGCGGAGCTAATATAGTTCCTGTACTTGCTCTTGATGCTCAACGGTATGCCTGCCGCCGTCCCCTGCGGATAGCGCATAGCAAGGTTGGCAGCATCGAGTGCAGCGTCCATTGCGAGGTTGAAGTACAACGACGTGCTAAGGAAGTCACCCGCACGGTTCTCACCACCCATGAAGTAGTAGCGTCCGGCAGCCCACCATAGCAGGTCCTCCTTAGCTGAGCCATGAGCCTTGATGTGGTCGCCCTCCTTGCCGCTGGCCTGATACTTGTATGCGGTATCGGCATTGTAGATAACCGAGTTGTAGGCTTCTGCTTCGTCATCCACGCTATACTTGCGCTCGGCATCCAGGTTGAGATATTGTGGGGCCAGCAGTGTGAAGAACTGAGCGTATTCCTCTTGACAGGTGGCATCCAGCAGCTCATAGAGAGCGGATTTCTTACCGTCCACACGCTGCGAGATGAACTGCTCCACGTTGTCGAATCCAAGTTCCGTCAGTCTTGCTCGCATTATCTGCGGCTTCGTAACCACGTCGTTATAGACATTGGCATCGGTGTACAGACGTGTGAAGTCGAAGCGCAGACGCGAAGCGTTGTCCTCACGCTTACTGGAGTCAATATCGTAAGGCAACAGGCGCAATACTTCGTAGGTCTGACCTTCCACATTCATATCGTCAGTGTAGGTGCTCACAATCTCGTCACCTTCATAGTGGGTGAAGAACTGATTCTTGGCTCGCTGATCCATCCATAGCTTTACCTTCGTTACAAATGCCTGGAAGGTGACGTTATCTTTCACCAGATAGTTGCCCATCTCGGCCCTGAACTTAGCCAGACGGTTGGCTGCCGTGTCGAGCACGCGCTCACCAAGGATGGTGATGTCGGTGGTCAGCGTAGAGGTTATCAGACCGTTTTTCGACTTGTAGCCGATAAAGTCAGGATGACAGTTGAACACGAAGTCAAACAGACGTTGCAGTGCACTATTCTCACGGAGATAGTTGTCGCCGTAGTAGGTGTCGCCGGTATCGAGGTCGGGCCAACGATATTCCAAGCAGTCTGCACCCTCCTGGCGGAATGATGCGTCGAGATACTTACCAGCTGTTACCAAATATGGGCAGCGGAAGTTGCACACGTCGGTATCGCCATTGCGGAACTCGATAGAGTAGTCTGGATGTGCCACGGGCTCGTCGGTATCGGTAGGGCCATTCTTTGCAAAACCGAACACACCGGCATTCTTCTTATCGGTAATCAAATCCACCTTACCGCTGAAGTAGTAGTCGTTCTGTCCGATAGAGTGCGTGAACTGGATAGCGGGCACACCGTCAATGGCCTGACGCACCTTGCTGTTGCTACGCTGTGGCGGTGTCAGCATGGTTGGGAACAGCAGATTACCGCCACCGTCACGCTGGTTAGCCAGGAACTTCATGGCATCCTCAATCCAACGTGCTTCAGGCAGATTTCGCAATGCGGTGCTCTCGTTGTAGTTGGTCTTGGTGGTCAGCAGTTCGCAGGCGATTTCCGTCTCAGAATTACCACGAAGGTAGATGGTTAATTTCTTGACCTCCAAGTCTGATGTACCATCTGTCTTGCTCCACGTTCCTGAAGCAGCATCCCAGCCACACCAGCCGTCTGACGGATTCTGAGAACCTGCTGCCTCATACGCTGCCTTGCTCCAATGGAATACATACAGACGAAGGTTGTTGCTATCCTTGCCGCGTCCGTCATAGCGTTCATTCTTGCGGAACTCAAAAGCCGTGGATGTACCTTGGATTCTGACACGCAGCGCACCGTCGTTGTTAGCGGCATACTTAATGCTTCGCTCTGTATCAACCTCGCCATTCTTAAAGAAGAACAATTCAAGTTCCTGCTTTCCTGGAGCGACAAAACTGGTGCTTGTTTCATTCGGGTCGAACTCGTAAGTATTGACGATGATGTTGCAGGTACCGTCAACTTGGTCGCCTACCTGAGCAGACAGCCATTTACAATACTGGAATGCCTCGTTGAATCCTACCTCGCCATTGCCCTTGTAGCACTTATTCTTGGCATAGGCATACTGCATCTGAGCAAGGTCGCCGATGGCCATAACAGCATTCTTGAACACTGTGAACGAATCCAGGCACTTGTTATATCGACAAACCACCTGAGCGTCGAGCACGCTGCCGTTGCCCTCCACAGTGATGGGCACAGGTGTAGCCTGCGAAAGAGTGTTGACGGGTATAGCGGCCTCGCCTGCAAACTCGCCGTTGACATACATGCTCGCCAGATGCTTCGTCAAGTTAAAGCTCTCGTCCCAGTAAGGCTGTACGGTGATGGTGAGGTCCACATACTCGCCCGGTACAAAGTGGCGGTCGTTACGGTCGCTCTGAGGTGTTGAAGCATCGGTGGTGATAACGGCTGCACCCATGCGTACATAGATGGTGTCCGAGGTAATGTAGAAGCCCACCTTGTTCACTTCGTCCCAGCAGTGAATAAGCCGCTGGTTGGTGTTGCCAACTGAAGGTATGCGGTATCGTATCTGTAACGTCCGGCCCGTATCAAGAATACCGCCACCGATTCTGCGCTCCGCATCATATTGGGTTGTGCTGTAGAATGGGGTGATGTGAATGACAGCCTTGCCTTCGCCTGTCAGATGTAGTGCACCATTCTGCCAACCGCTACCGCCATCCTTCCAGCTTACACCGTAGAAGTCTGTAATGCCTCCCCAGTCAGCAGGTGTAGGAAGTTCCGCATTGCTACGTCCTCTACCCGTCAGATATTCCTCATAGCCTGGCTCGACGGTCCAGTTGAACTCGCCGCCGGCTGTGAAGGTGTCCTCCGCGAACGCCACGGCCTGTCCGTCAATCTCAGCAGTAATGCGCAGGACGTTGGTCTCTTGCTCTGCCACCATGCTATACTCCGTGCATACGCGGTCGGTATATACGTTCAGAAGTGTCGGTGTGCCTCCGTTGAAGATAATGCGCACATCGCTCTTTTCTGAACCACGATTATACACGGCAAAACGAGGTGTTACCGTCTCATACAGCGTGGCATTGCCAACTGGCTCAATGGCTACCAATGACACTACGGAACTGTCAGCAGCCGTAACGCGCATCAGCGGCGTAATAACGGCAGCACTTTGCACTAAGCCGTTTCCAAGGTCAAGATAAGCTACTGAGCGATACACACCGCTTCGTGCGAATGTCTCGCCCGCCCAACTCAACTGCGTAGTGTAGGGCTGGTTGCTTCCGTCGCGGCTCAGCGGAGTGGTTCTGGTTGCCACCTTCTGTCCGCTCATATTATATATGTCAACCACCAGACTGATGCTCATGCCGATGGGCATGTCATAGGTAGCTATATGGGTGATGCTGGCAGGATTGACAGCAGCGAAGTTGTAGGTGGGAGCCAATACCAGATTCATGTCCACGCAGTACATGGTGAGCTGGCGGGTAGTGTAGCGTTCCTCGCCTGCACGGTCAACACGCAACGTGAACAGTTCCGACGTATTGGCTACATTCCGCAATGATGAGCCGTCGAACGTAATCGTATATACACCTTCTTCATCTGGTGTAGGGCGCGACTCGTAATATACCGAACCGCCCTGACTGTTCAGCAGTGTCACGTTGATATCTTCGCTTGGTTCGCCGTCAACAATGTTACGCACCTTGAACTTCAGCGTCACAGTCGGAGCACCCTTGGCGTAGTATTGCGTCGAGTCGATGCCGTAGATAGCCAGCGCGTCGCTGGGTGTATCACCACCTGGAAGGTTGGTCTGACACATCACCAGTGCGGGGTCAGGCTCGGCAATCCATGCGTCGCGGTCGGCATTGTTTGCGAATCCGTACAAAACGCCTGCGTCCTGATAGAATGAACCAATCTTCTCTCCTAACTGAGACTTTGCGAAGCGTTCCACCTCGTCATGCGTAAGACCCCACTCCCTGCCAGGGGGGACTGGAGTAGTACAACCAACCTCCTCGAATGGAATGATGGTCTCTTCTGTGTCGTTAAAACCGCCCCAAGGCTGGTCAAGCGATGTGAGGATGGGTTGCTTCACACCCTCCACAATCGGGTTTTGAATAGTTATTACTTGTGCCATATTCTATTTGTTTTTTCTTATCGTTCACGTTGACGTTATCGTTTATTTACCACGGATTGCTTCTCGTCCAAGGCTTTGACCTCACCCATGTTCCGGTTATGATGTTAGTCCACACCAGCTTTCCCATGTGATAGACTTCCACAATTCCTTTTCCTATGTGGTTGATGGCCGCAATAGCCTTACCTCTTACATACAGCATATTTTATTCTTCGATAAAGTACCAACTTCCGTTCATTTTCTCTTCCTCTGTCAGTGCCTCGTACTGCTCCTCGGTCACGTGTACGTTGATGCCAGGACCGTCCATGAGTGCGCCAACCGTCACCACCTTGGCTTTCTGCTCAGGTGTAGGGTCGTCGAAGTCTTGCGGCGAAGCTATGCCGATGGTGCCTCCATCGATGCTGATCTGTGCCAGTTCCTCGACGGTTTTCAGACGCTCATCAAGGTTGTGCTCTACATGTTTAGCCCTCTGCTCTTCAATAGCAATGTCCTGAGTGTTCTCGGGCACTTGGTCCAGACGCTCTTGCACTTCAGGACCAGTATTGTTCAAATCGTAATTCAATGCCATATCGTTGTCGTTTTATTTATCGTCGAAAACTTCACTCTCGCTTCTGTGTACGCGCAACTGCTGACCGTCACTGTCGCGTAGCGGCTGTTTGTTGCTGTCGCGCAGGTTCATCCATGCCGTGTGAACATCAGAACCATATACACGGGTATATTCCACATGACCGTCACCGCCTGCTGGTCTGTCGCAAATATTGGGTGTGGGATTGCTTGTCACGAAGCACAGCCACTGGTCGTTGACCTCACGACGGATGCCACCCTCCACATCCGAGTCGTTCACATCGTAGTTGCAAGTTGCCTTGACCCATCCCGCCATGTCCGAAGAATCGAACACCAGATAGATGTGACCTTCCTCATCCATCACCATATCCTTTTTCTCGATGGTGATATGCTGTTTGAAGAATCCCCATGACAGCACCACCTGGTAGTCATCATCAGCCTGCACGAAGTCGGCATGCTTGATGTTCAGCCAATACTTGGCAATATCACCCTTGGTGACGATTCTATCCTTATTCATACTCGTTCCTCCTTTCTTGTTTTGTTGTCATCATCTGCCAGCTTCATGAAAGGCTTAACCGCCATGTCAAATGCTTTGTTGTAGTATAGATTCTGCGAACTTACCACGCTACGATGATTGTAGCTCATTTCCACCAGCATCAGCGACGCATGGATAATCCTGGCCGGTACGGGTTTGTCTTTCGTGCCCCACTTCTGCACAATCTCGTCGTATGTCCGTCGAGTGAGTTCAAGCACCGTTTCTTCGGCACTCTCTCCGTAGAGTTCAAGCACGGCATCCTCGCAGTCAAAGTCGATGCGGGAGTGCTGCTTGATGTAGTCTAATGTCAACCATTTCATATCTATTTTATTTTTGTCCTTTATGGTTCGGGCAAAAACATCATAAAGGTTTACTTCGCAGCCTTTACCGTACAAAAAAGGCGAGACCCTACGGTTGGGTCTCGCCTTGCTGTGCTAATTGTGCATTCCACGCTTTCATGTCTTCCATGAGTTCTGCACGTTCATCGTCGGTCAGTGGTGGTTCGTCTTGGTAGTCGTCGTCATCCTCAAATAGTGACGGGAACATATTCGCAACTGTTTTACCATTCGAATCTCTCATGGCGTAGGTGGCTGCGTACACGCATTCAGCTATCAGTTGATGCTTTAGTTTGTCACGTTTGCGATAGCCTCTGATAATGCGGCGAGCCTCCCAGAACAGTATTTCATACAGGAACTCACGACGGCTGATTCCTATCTCGCCAACGAACAATTCATAAAGACCGTTGGCGGTTAGGCGTTTTTTGACTTTCTCGTGATGCGCTTTCCATTTGGTTTTTCTTCGGGTTCACCAACTGGTATTTTGTAGAATTCTATATACAGACCAGCAATCGTGCCGACAGCCAGTCCAAGTTCGTCTGGTGTGGCATGGAAGATGAGTTCTTTGTCCTCAATGGGGTTTCCCTGGTTCTGGCTTTCATAGTACGCAGTCATGGCCGACATAATCAGATAGATAGACTTGCGACGGTCTGGTTCTTTTTTGTCATTCAGCCCGATGATGACTTCCTTGATGAAGTCGGTGCATTCCTCGTCAGCCAGAAGTTTGTAGCTGATTTCCGTGCCAAAGCAATAGGCCAGTGTGATTTGCTTGCCTAAGAGCGTGATTTCTTTTGTGATCATATTCTTCTGGGTTTAAAAGATCCTAAATAAGAAAACCGCCCGTCTGCTTGACTATGGAGAAAAAAGACAAGACAGGCGGACGGCCTTGATAGTTTATGCTCCGACCGTGTATGCGCCATAGCCTTGCAGCTGGGCGGTGTACGTGGCATTCTGACGGTTGGGACCGTTCAGCCTCAATGTCTGAATAATGACAGAACCGCTGGCGATGACGCTACCCTTTGTACGGTTGTTGTCGCCGCTGACGTTAGCAATCTGCCACTTAACAGGTGAAGCGCTCTCGTAAATCTCCTCGATAGTAGCCAAATACAACGAACCGACAGCAGATGTGATGGTGTCGTTGCTACGCATAAGGGCTGTAGTCGAGATGTCGTAGTTCAAAGCCGTTGGTTCTTGTACTACCCAATCGCCGTCCGTATCTTTGGTCGTCGCGTCCTCCAATGTCAGGCTGACATGCAGACTGAGCTGCTTTGCAGCGGCAATAACACTTGTAGGTGCCGACGCATTGTTAGTATTCAGGAACAAACGAACGAACTGGCCCTTGGTGTACGAACCGGCTGAAATTGCCTGAATGGTTGGTGTCGCATCAAGCGTATCAATAGCACCATATCCAGAGAATTGGAGGTTCTTTGAGCTATTCTCTCTGTCGTTGAACGTAAACGTTGCGTCCGACAAGTAAGCCTGGCCAGTACGAGCAAATCCCGTATCGGCTACAGGTGACTGGTTGTCCGTTGTAGAAACCTCGTCCCATATCAGTGTGAATGGTGTCAGCGACTTGATAGCCGTCAGCATGGCACCAGCGTCGCTTACATCGAGTGACTCCACCTGTACCTGCCATGACTTACTGACGACAACAGGCTTTGCAGCCAAACCAACGTCGTCCTTCGTACCGCCATCGTCAACGTTCGTGTTGAGCGTAACGACGCAATTGGTCGACATGCCCACAACCTTATACTTGCTGGCTGTTGAGTCGTAAATCAGGATTCGAAAGTTCTGACCTTTTAATGTTGCCATAATATGAATGTGTTAATTGTTAAACAATGTCGAGACGGAGCGTGAAAACGCCTGTCTCAAAATTCCTACCAACAGCACCGGCACTATACTTCACGTCTGCGGGAATCTCGCTGGTCATCTTGGCCAGCTCGTCGCGCGTCTTGGCTGTCAGCACGACGGTGCCATTCTTCAGCAGATCGTCGTATGGCGATGGCTGCTGTTCTGTGGTCTCAGCTACTGGAACTGCTACCACTTCGTCTTTCTTACTATTGCCCATCGTCGTTGTCGTCTAAGTTATAAACTTCACACTGATAGCGGAGCATCTGCCAATAGCACGGCTTCAACGAATCGAACTGGATAGCGTCAGCCGTGAAGGTGTAGTCGATGACGGCGGTCTCATGACTGCGGAAATAACTCAGGATGGTATCGCGCACTGCCTGCGTCAGTTCGTGCAAGTCGCTGATTGTCTCGCCTGTCACTTCCACGCCGATGTTCACCGTATCATAGCAACCCTCATACACATCATCCTTTGTCTGGTTCTGATTGTTCAGTCCGTCGAAGGTAACGATAATGTAAGGCACTGGCACGTTGTCGGCATCCTCGTCGGGCAGCGGGATGGCGGTGCCGTAGAGTCGGCCACCAATCCGCTCCACCAGCGCGGGGTTGCTCTGAATGGCTGCAATGAAGATGCTATCTGTCGCAAGGCTCATTATA